CCATCAGCTAATGCTGTTTCCACGAGAGCACCAGTGGTGCAATTAAAGAATCCACCAGAGTTATTCGGGAGAGCCTCAGCCGTGGCTGCATCGCCATTGGTTACTGAACATACATACAGTTCAGTTTTAGAATCTTCAAACATTTTATTAATGTATTAAGTTAAACAAAAAATATATTCTAATCTTTATTAAATTCAGCCATAGATAGTTGATATCCTCCAGTATCTGCAACTGACATTCTTGCCAAGGTTACAGCTTCCTGGACTATATCTGAATGTATGCCTTCATTTAATAAACAATCGTTCGTTTCATTTATGGGATAATTATCTGGATGCTCTACTCCTACTACATAATATCCAGTTATTTGAGTTCCATCAGTTATAAAGACTGGTATATTATTGTATTGTATTACCCAAAAACCATCCACTTGATTAGGCTTTCTAAAAGGATTCTCCAAGTTCTTTCTATAAAAATCATAATTGATTTTCATAAGAGGAACATTATTATTACTAGCAGTTGTAGCATATTCATCGAGAATCCAAAAATAATTAGAATTAAAAGCCTTTCCATATGGCCTACTTGTATCTAATTGCCTGGCCCAAGTTCCATCGGTATTCTTGAAATGAGAGTTTATAATAAATAAAGTATAATTATCATCTCTTACCAAGAATTCAATAGCCAGTTGATTAAAGGCATCTTTATTTATACCATCTTCTAATATACGCCTTACAACCTTTCTTTGAGCTACTGTAAGAATCTGACCCCATTCGTTATTTGTAAAACCTGGAGCATCGCTACTATTGATTGATTCATATAGAAGCTCTGCTTCCCTTCTCATTTCAGTAAAATTCATTACTTAGAAACTTTTATCTGTGCAGCAATCTTTAGATATATATCAGCCTTAATTTCTTCTGCATTTGTTAAATAATCCACGAGTTCAGCATAAGTATACGAAACGCCTTCCCCGGGAATATCATATTTATTTCTAGCAGACTTTATAATAGCACCAGCTCTAATTCCTTGCAGGATAAAATTCTTTATCTTGGCAGAGGGGTCATTCATTATTTTCAGAGCTAAATCTACTTCATCTTCTATTACCTTTCTGATCTCTTTCCTAAGCCAATCTTTTTCTGCATCCTCTGGAACATGCTCCATCTTATTCTTCTCCATGTAATACACACCGAGGAAATCCTTCATCGCTTTAGAAGAGTTCTGTATGCCTCCAAGATATGTAAAGGCCTCAATTAATTTATTTGTATCACTCTGTTCACGCTCTTCTTCATATCCCTCATCAACGAGAGCAAACCTATATTCCGGTCTCGCGGTTCTTTGCTCCCAATTAGGAGCTACATGTGGTTGAAGTTTTGTAACCCTATATCTCAAGTTATCAAGTGGGTCAGCTAAATTAAAGATATAACCCTCATGCATGAGGTTATAATCCTTTATTACTTTTACAAAGAACGTGTGCCAAAAATTATCTTTCTTCTTATTGACATTAAGATCAAGATCCAATTCTTTCTCAAAAAATTGTTTTTCTTCTTCACTATCAAATGGGTCTACTAATACTCCCAAATGATTTTCAGGTAATTGAAACCAGTTTCCAGCACCTTCGTATTGAAAGTAAGCAACGTGTTGAGGTGATGTTATCATCTTTCCACCTCTTACAACCGGTCTCAAGTAAACTTTCTTATTCTGTAAATAACCTTTTTTAAATGCTTCTTCTTTGCTAATCGCGTCCATCTTTCTGTAATCTTTAATAATTAATAATAAATTTCGTTAAGTAAGTAGTTTTGGGGAGTTGAAGAACTCAACCCCCCGCTAACTACTAGGAAGGATTCTTAACGAAGCATGGAAGGAAGAATACGAGCCGTTTTCTTTGGATTGGTAATCTTAACTCCACCGATGAAACCCTTGAATACAGAGTAACCATCAACAGATGTTGCCATCATCCTGGGATCTGTCCTCTTATTATATGGCGAGAAGGGATCCCTCAACCCAGGTATATAACCGAAAAATTCTTCTTCTTCTTTAACACTAACCTTGGAGATATTAGAAATTCCATTTGTCGTACCAACATCGAAAATTTCATATATCCTCGAGCTCGCGAGACCACCATCAGGATGCCTAAGCGTATTAGGATAACCATCCTTCATCGGGTCAATAGTAAGTTTAAACTTGATCCCGTTAACCGCGACATAGTTGAGGAACTGACCTTCATCAAGGGTAAGCTTACCACCTTCAGCCCTAATATTAAAGTTAGCATTAAGGTAACTTATCTTGCTAGCCTTACTAACAGCATCTTTATGGAACTGGTATGCACCATATTCACCCGTGGATATGATAAACTCCCTCTTATCTTCGGGGATCTTACCATAAGACATATCCATGGCAAAGTCTGTAAGCATATCAATAGAGAACTTATTATAAGTCATAAAGTTTCCATATTCCATCTGTTCGTAAAGACCATAACCAGAGCGAATGACATTACCACTCTCACCAGTATGGCCATAAGTACCATCAGCAAGCTTATTAGATTTTCCATAACCAAGAAGACGTGCTTTATCCCTTTCAAACTGAACGTAGAAGTCCCAACCAAGTTTATCAATCCAACGAGTTTGAGTCTTACCATCCTGATCTATAAAAGCAAATGCAAGAGGTTTGTTCTTACCCTTGGAAATCATATTGCCGGGAACTTCATAATTCTTACGAATCATTGAAAGAGTATTCTCCATCTGGTACGGGGCAGTGTGGTGAACAGTTGTACCTCTCTTGGAGAGTTCTTGTTCTACCATACCAAACAGTTCAGACCACATTGTATTAGCAGCCAGATCAGCAGCCGGTACCCAAAGAGTGTCATCACCGGTAAAGAGCTGTACCCTACACCTCCAGGTATTACCAAACTGTACAGGATCTTCAACAACCCTGAGTTGATACACTTCCGGTTTTTCGCCCACTATATGGGAAGTGGCTTCGAAATATCTTTCAGGAAACCACATGTAGAAGAATCCCCTGCTAAGACCTGCCTTCGAGGCGTCTGTTACAAGGGTTGCTCCTAGAGCATCCGTAGTAGCCTTAATAAGGGGAATACTACGTTCATCTGATCCCTGAAGGAACCAACGATAAACAACATCATCATTGATATACTCTGTAGGAAGACCGTTTACAAAAGACACGAAGTTATCTGTACCAACATTAAGTTCATACAGACGATTCATGGTCTTACTTATAATTTCAGGCTCCTGCATACCTAACCAACCGAGATGTGATTCTCTCGTTAACCCGCTCCAATACTTAGGATCAACAATTTGTAAAGGTGAAATTTTATTCATATTTATTTGGTTTTAAGCGGTTTATTTTCCAAAAATTCCCCGCATAGATTCTATATTATCGCGCGCGGACTTTTCTTGTTCAATATTAAAAAGTGGAGGACTTCCAACAGAAGATCCCGTATTCTTTTTAGAATTCAATACTCTTTCAAGCTCTGAAACTTCTTTGGTTGTTTTAGATGTACTTGCTTTTGTCCAAGGTTTGCCTTTCTCAAAAAATCCAGTCTCAAGCAAATACGCGAGTCTTGAATCAAAAAATATTGGATCTTCAGCCCTTTTAGCCCAAAGAGCATTTGTTACACGTCCTTTCGAATCCCTAACTTCTTTTGTAAGAGATTCATACATTTTAGTTTTAGTTTGTTTATTAATACCCACACCGGGAATAACATTATCCATGGTATTTATAGTATCTTTTAAACTATCCATAATACGTTTATTCTCATCTGCCTTAAGAGCTGCTATTCTACCGGCCTCTTCTTCTTCAGCTTTAATTTGATCTTTTACAGCAGCTTTAAGAATACCTAGATATTCTTTTGCATCTTCTATATCATCCCCAAGATCAACACTAGTTTGTACTAATCTTTTGATTTTAGATTCAGACATGGATGTAGTAAGCTTAAAATAATCAGTTATTATTTTCTTACGCAAATCTACATTCTCTTCATTATCTACATCCTCTTCTTTAATCTCGTCAAACCTATTCTTAAGATCAATCAAACTACTTGCCGTATCTACAGGAACACCTTTTCCTATTAATGCAAGATATTCTTTATAACCTGCTTCAAGATCTCCTTTAGCTGCCTCAATATTTTGTTCTATCTCTTCCTTAATAAGATTTCTAAGTGCTGTAGCTTCTCCAAGCTCATTGGTCTGCTTGATAAAATCTTCTTCATCAAATGAAGAGATAAGCCCCTGCTGCACCAAATCCTTAGCAAAGATTACAGTAAAAGGAGCATCAGAAGTTTTTTCAACAGTTGTATCATTGGTGGCAGGGGCCTTCTCAACTTTATCACCAACATCGTCTACTGTTTCTCCACTGTCCTTTTCTAATTTACTAAAGACATCATTAATATCTACTCTAGACTTACTTTTTTTATCCTCTCCAGGTTCAGAATCATTTTCTTCATCTGGCTTCTCATCATCTGAATCTATTGCTGGAAGAGACTCTAGCATCGTGTTTATATCTAAACTACGATCTAATTCCAGCATGTCTTCAATACTCTGATCAAATACTCCTTTTGCCATAATTGTAATTAATTTTCAAAAATACTACATTAATTCTTACCAAACAAATTTTTACAAGATGTAAAATTTCTGGTATAGCGTAAACTGACAATAATTATATTATTATTTAGCTTTCATTATTGGTTTATTAGCTACTTTTTTCTTAATCTCGATCTCTTTTAATTTCAATTCTTCAGCCTTTTTATTCTTTCGTACAGTTTCAGCTAAAGTATCTTTTCTTATCTTGAGATCTTCTCTATCCTTCTCGGTGATTTCTTCAACCTGTGATTCACCCTCGGATTGTTCTGCCTTAATAAGAGCCACTTCTATAGAGGTATTAGATGAAAGATCTGCTTTATACTTATCCAATTCCATCCTGGCCTGCTCAAGAGCTAATTCTTGTTCAAGCATCATACGCTGGGTTTCCTCGGCTTGTTTAGCTGCTTCTTGCTGTTGCTGTTGTAGTTGCTCTTCAAAAGCTTCAAACTTGCGCTGAAGAGCCGCTGGATCTTGAGTTCTATAAAGTTCCATAACCATGGATAATGTTCCACCATTTTGCATGAAGGGCTGTACAAGTGTCTTAAGAGTAGACATCATATCCTTATCAATAGCAG